ATTTCTTTAACAATGCTTTCAGGTAGTGCATTATTATCTTTGTATGTTAGTGTAATGTAATCGGTGTCCTGCTTTCCTATCAGTTCTTTATCTACCCAAAACAAATTACTTGGGTTGTAGTCAAGCCAAACTATTCCACTTGTTCTAACTGATAATTGGTTATAAGCATCAAAGGGTACATTGTTACATTCGTTAATATATAAATCTGTTCTTCTTGCACCACGTAACTTATCTGGTTGATCTGTACTAAAAAACTCTATATAACTACCATTTGTAAAAGTGTATTTTAAAGTGCTTTTATTAAACTGAATATCCCTATACCTACCTAAACCCTTTAATATGCCTAAAAAGTCTTTTAAAGCACCTCTACGAAGGTGTGGTATAGATTCGGATACTACACTTATTTCTTTGCCATCGTTTCTTATAGCGTAATCAATAAGCAAACAAAGTATTGATATGGTCTTGGAAGCTGATGTGCCACCTTTAACTATTCGTATCCTGCTTTGTAATTGCTTTAGCTTTTTAAATGCTATTGTTTTCTTTACTCGCATATAGAATGAAGTGTAGGGTTTTAGTTATCCCTAATCCTCCATAAATAACGGAATGTCCTCGTTAATGGTAATATCTCTTGTTTCTCTTGGTTTACCAGCATAATAATTATAGTACAGTTGTACGAATTTAAAATCACCTTTTTCTACACCTGCTTTTAATGCTTGGAATGCTGCATCTTCTAATGGTGTTAACTTCTCTATTAAATTAACCTCATCACTTTTAGGTTTTCTACCAGCGTTTTTATTACCTCCGTTAAATCTTCTTTTATCCATAATCAAAAAAATTCATTAATGATTCAACTATACAATACTTTTTTTAACTTATTGTTAATAGAAAACTTTGTTTTCCTAAAACATTCTTATTTGTTGCTTGTGTTGTTCTATTCTTTTTATAGCTGCATCGTAGTATTCTTTATCTAATTCACAAGCTGTTAAATCATATCCTAAATTATGACAAGCTATAGCAATACTTCCAGAACCTAAATGTGTATCTAATATTTTATCACCTTCTTTAGCGTAGTTCATAAGTAACCACTCATATAGTTTTATAGGCTTTTGACAAGGGTGAATATTATAATTATCACTAGAAACATATCCAAAGTGTTTAATACATACATAATCAACTCTTTTTAATCTGCTATAACTTGCGATTTCACATTTACTGAATTTTGGATTTGGGTTTTTTTTATCCCATATTATTGCTCCACCTTTATTATTAAAACAATTATAATAATTAGCACCCCAAATAATTTGCTCTTTACTTACTCTTTCTAATTTTTTAAAATATTGTTTATTAGGTGTGCTATCATTCCAATTAACCTTTTTGCCTCTTTTATTTCCTGTTTGTTGTACCCAGTTTCCGATCCCATAAGGAGGATCAACAATAGCTAAATCAAAGTAGTTATCTTTATACCTTGACATAAGCTGCATATTATCTTCGTTAGTTATTGTCATCTAATACTAATTGATCCTGATTAATTTGTTTTGTTAACTCCTTTAAACGTTTGTATTGTGTTTCATAGAAACCTTCTATTGTAACTGCTGTTTTAAATTCATCAGGGTTAGCGTGTATTGCATCTTGTATTCTTTCGTTTATTGTATCGTAATCTTTTTTTAGTTGTAAATCAAAACTTAACCAGTCAGGTACTTGCCTAACAAAGTAAAGAACTGTTGAATGGTCTCTGCCCATTGTTTTACCTATTGCTGATAACGACATTCTTGTGTATTGTCTTGTAAGGTAAAAGTATATTCCACGTGCTTCTACATATTGACGTTTCCTTGTATTTTTTTTAATGTCTATATCAAAGTGTTGTTCTATTACTTCTTTTATTAAATTTATGCTCATAGTTTATTTTTATAGTTTATTTCTTTGTATTATTTCTTTAATTGTTAAATATCCTGATTCGTGTATTGCTTTTTTTATTCCTGCACACGCTTCATACTGTTCATCTTCTTCGTATAGTTTTATAGTTTCTTCAAGTTCGTTAATATCTTTACCATTTACTATATCTACTAAAGCAAGTAAGTAAAATTCTTCTATTATATCTTTATTCACTATAATGTTTAGGGTATGGTTGTTCTTTTAGTAAGCATTTCTTTTTTTCTCTTTGGTCTAAGAACTTTATATATCTAAATTGTCTTAAAAAATATGACTTTGCTTTGTCTTTGTTTTCTTGTAACATTCGTGCGGATTTACTTAATTTAGGATTTCTTGTCATTAAACTATTGTGATATACTTGATTGTCTAATTGCCAAAATACGCTCTTATGTTCTCCGTAGTATCCAAAAGAACACGCTTGATAAACTATACCAAAACCCCCACATCTTTCATCCGCAAACGATTGAATCCATTTTATCTTTGGAAACTTTCTTCTTATGTATTTTAAAGAATAGCTTATAGACCTACTTTCAGGATATTGTCCTACATTATCAGCTATCCACATCCTATTTAATTCAAGATATTCATTTTGTTTAGTTCCTTTAACCACACTTCCACAAGATGCAGGATTCATTGCATACCCATATTGTAAAACACCCTGTATATCTTTATCCACAAATAGACCTAAATGTATGTAGGTAGCATTGTAAAACTTTTTACTATAATGGTTTTCTACAATAATTTTATTTGCAAGTTTTCTATCTATTTCTTTTATGTAGAAATCACTACTACCGAAGCCAAATAATTCAGGATCTCCCCATAAACTACTCTGTTCGCTATAAATGTAACTTTTCATTTTCATATTCTTTAAATGAATCAGCAACAACATCTTTATTAAATGATGGAAAGTCCATACTGTTAAAATGATAAAGAGTAAAGTTTATAAGCATTTTTTTAATGTCATTATTTGTTAATGATAGAATGTTTTTATTTTTCTTAATCCTATCAAATACAGATATAATACTACCTCCATTTAATCTCATTTTATTACCGTTATTTTTAGTATGTGCTAATATCTGACCATTACACAAATAGTTTTCACCAAGATATTCTACTATCTCAACAAGTCTTTCAAAGTTTTTAGGTAATTTAGATTTTCCTTTTTTAACTTTCTCTCCATCACCTAAAAATATTTGTATTAAAGCAGGAATAGTAAAAAGTTTACCGTGTACCCCTTCCGCTTGTTTTAAGTTATTAGGACTTTTCATTACCTGTGTTAGAAATTTTTTATATTCCAAGTTCCCACTTCCTGCATAACTTACTACGTAATCTATGTTCTTTAAAGTTCTACCCCTTGTGTTAAAAGATATAAATGTTTGTCTTGCTTCCTCTTCATCTTTTACAAATACTTCTAAAACATTTGCTTTTGTCCATTTTAGTTTATCAAATATAGATAATTTTAGGTGTTTACCATCGGTAAGTATCTTTGTCTTTTCTTCTGTAATACAAACTAAAATATCTCTTAATTGACCACATTCTAAAACCGCTTCTGCTAAATCTTTAACATTCTTTTCATTAGTCCACCTTTGCCACGATGGTATAATAACATTTTCAAAATCTTTTTTTGTGTAAATTGTTTTTCTTGTTTTCATTGTTCTTGTGTTTTGTTTGCCTACTCTATTAGCTTTTCGGCTTCCGCTATTTTATAATATACCCCTCATTACATACTGGTCTAAATCATTATCTTGTTCAAAGAAGTATTTGTAATTATCTACTGCTTGTTTAAATTTGTTTTCGCCTCTTGCTAAAAACTCATCTGTAGTTTCAAATATACCTATATCAGTACTTGCTTTATCTATTACCAAAAACGTAAACTTTTTCTTATCAAATAGTTTAAGGTACAACCAAGCTTGTAATTCATAAGAATATTTATCACACGAGTACTTAAAAGAATTTAGGTCTTGTGTTGTTTTCAAGTCAATAATTGTATCACCTTGTATAATATCTGCTTTACCACGAAATGCTAACCCTTCTATCATTTGTATTTCAGGTACTTCAAATTCACTATTGTTTAATAGTTTAAGTGCTGCTTCATTTCTTAATACTGCATCTGTTAATCTTTCTGCTGCACTTCTTTCTTTTGTAAGAAACACCTCACCATACTTTGCTTTTGCTTCTTTATATACTTTAGTGTTCTTTGTGGTAACATCTACAAAGTGTAACTTATCTATTTTATGGCTTTCAAGTACCATCCAATGTACTAACTTACCTGCTGCAAGTGCTGGACTATCTGAATTAGGATCACCATAGTTTAATATGTTTCTATATGTTTTAGGGCTTTTAAGAATTGTTTTTAGTGATGAAGAACTTAATGCGTTTTTACCTAAAAAATTATAGTAAAAGTCATCATCATACATTTGTGTTATTATTTCTTCTTTACCCCAATGCTCACCGTTTAGTAATGTTATCATAATTATATTTTTTTTCCACATAAAGGATACAACCTTGTGTAATACTTTGTGCCTTTTTTAATTATTTTATTTCTTTGTAATTTAATATCAGTGTCGGCAGTAGCATCTATTCTACTATAATAACCAACCTCATCCCTGTCAGGGTTATCAATAAGTAATGTACCAGTAAATTTACCTTCAACCCAATACTCTATAAAATACCCTATGTCTTTAAATACTTTCATAATTCTATGCTATCTAATAATTCTTGAATTCTAAGTAATCTGTTTCTAGTGTAATTATCTATGTGATCATAGTTCTCATCACTAAGTAAAGCCATTGTTATACCTCTAGCACTACCAATTTTACCAGCGTTTGTAAATCTTGTTTGTTCGTCCATTGTTATTTGTTTATATTTATTTAGCTAATATAAACATTTTTTAAACAATTACAACCCTAAACTTTTTTTTGTTTTAAGTTTTTCTAATTGCTGTTCAAGTTCTGTTATTTTTTGTTCTGCTGTTCTTGCACGTTCTACTGCACGTATCTTATCACTTCTGTATTCACTTAAAGATTGTTCGTATAACCTTTCATCACGTATAAGGTTGTTTACATAAAAACCTACTTCTTGCCAAGAAAAATACATATCATTTAATGCTACGTTATCTGGTTTTAGTTTTTTTGATTTAACTATATGTTCACCTACTAAATTAAAGTTTGTGTAGTATTCTATTTCTTTAAGGTTGTTTATTTTTTTGTTCATTGTTTCTTTGTTTATAATATTTCTGCTTCGCTTACATCTAACAAAGCAATTTCTTTAGGTATCTTTTTATTGTTCTTAAATTCTGTTGTGGTATTATGATATTGTATTTCCCAAACAGGGTTAACAATATACAAATTAAATCTATATACACCAGAAGGTGTAGAATTTACATACATAGGTATATCTAAATTATCATCACACTTTGCAATCATAGCGTCGTACTTCTTCTTTTCTATAAGTAAAGTATCGTAGTGTACCGTTCTGCATTTTAACTCAATACGATGATAGGTTTTAGGGCTGTAACAATCCCACCTGCTCATTTGGCTTTTTGCTTTTACTAAATCAGGATAACAACAAGAAACTAAATACTCAAAAAGTTCTTGTTCTTTCAATCGTTGTACTGATTAAATATCTTATTTAATTTATCATACACACCATTTAGAAAACAACTCCCACAACTTGTAGCAACTGCATTACCATTAAATACACGGTTGTATATTGTTATTAGTAATTTTTGTTGTAAAGGTGTTACTGTTGATGTTTTAACACTAAAGAAAGTATCTAAATAGTTATACTCTTGTTCTGTTAAGCATTCAATCTTTTTACTTGGAAACATTTTGTTAAGCGTTTCTTTTCTTTCATCACATCCACAATCATCACCAAGTATAAACTTTGCAGCTTTATCGATGCCAACTTTTTTAAATGCTTTTTCTACCTTTGTGCCTAAACCATCTGCTTCGTGGTTCTTTTTCCAAGCCTTATATGCCTTACTTCTTTTATCGCCTTTAAATTCGTTCATAATCTTTATTTTTTAAATCACTCCAATCATCTTGGAACTTTTGTTTTAATTCGTGTTTTGCGTTTTTTAATGTGTTAAATATACTTACCCAACTTATATTGGTTTCTTTTGCTATTCCTCTTATACTTAAACCTGAATCCCTGTATAAAGTAAACAGCTTTTTTTCGTACCATCGCCAATCTTCTATATGGTCATCAATCATTGTACATATTTTGTTGTAAGCTACTTCTTCATCCAAGTTTGTATTGTCTTCCACTTCTTGGGAATACTCTTTATTGTCAAGTGAAACCTTTTTAATCTTTCTTTTGTTTTTGTAAAATTGAAAGTAAGTGCTGCGTAGAGTGAAGTACATATACCCCCTACTAACAACACCATCTTTAATAACTTTTTCTTCATTTGCATACTTATATAAAATAAGATAAGTTTCCTGCACTAAATCTTCAGCGTATTCATATTCGCCAAAAGCCTTAATCACGTTAATCCATTCAGTATGTCTTTCAGCTACCTTTGCTAACCATTGTGCAGATTTACCCATATTACAGTAACACTAATTACACCTAACAAACATTGTAAGGTTATCTCGTTACCTTCTTCTAATTCTTCTTTGCTATATAAAAAACCAAACATCATACCAATTACAGGGCTTATAATTACATCAGCATTTTTTACCTGACCTATAATTAAATAAATTGCACATATAATTAGTAAAGATATTATTACAATCAAATTTCTAACTTTTCAACTGGTTTTACATTGTGTATTAAATCCCTACCAAGGAACTCAAAACCTACATTATTTTTACACATCCTTAATTGTATTGGTTCTTCGTAAGGTGTACATCTTCCGCCTGTTTCATTTTCTTTTACTTTCAATACGTGCAGGTGTGAATACATCCAATCTGTTGGTGAACCTGTATAACGGTGTATACATATTACATCATCTGCACGGTTTGCCCATTTACCTCCACCTTCTACTGATGCCATACCTAAAGGTGTTGGTAGGTTTTCGTATTCGTGACCTTTAACGTGGGTTCTTCTTAATGCTTCTGTTACACCGTGTGCATTTAAAAATACACTTACATCTCTTTTTTTAGCAAACAATCTAAACTCACTTGCTACTTGGTAATCATATTCGTGACCACCAACTGCTTTTAATAAACCTATATCTTTTGATAAACTATTGTACGGATCAATAAGTAGTGCATTGTAATCCCAAGCATCTTTTATTTGTCCAGCTTGTTTTAAAAGTTGTTTATATGTAATTAGGTCATCTACTTCTATTATTTTAAAATAAGTATCGCACCAGTTTATAGTGTCGTTTATTAAATCATCACTTGCTTCGTTAATGGTTTTACCCATTTTAAATTCTATTATTTTTCTTACAATACTTTGCGAAGTGTTTTCACTTGACCATACAACAAATCTTAATTTGTGTTTTATTGCCCATATTGTAAACAGGTACATTATAACAGTAGTTTTACCTACGTTAGCGTGACCAATCAAAACGTTAAAATTACCTTGCTTATAACGTAAGTATTCATCTATTTCAGGTACATCTATTTTTAAACCTTCTTGTACTCTTCCATATTTAATGTCAAGTATTCTATCTTGTATGTTCTTTGCTTGTGCTATCATATTCTTGGTTTTGCGTATTTTCTTTCTGTATTAGTTCCTTGTTCGTTCCTGTTTGGATTATACTTATAACCTAATATAGGGTTAACGTTATAGTTCCAAAAATCATCTGGGAATTTTGCACCCTCTTTTAATTTCTTTAACATTTAATAAAGGTATAAAAAAAAGGGGGTAATTAAACCCCCAGTTATTAAAATGGTAAATCAGCTTCTTCACGTGCTGGTTGCTGCTGTTGATTAGTAACCTCATTTCTTTCAGCTACTGTTATATCACCACCTAACCATCGTACTGCACCATTACCTAAAGATGTTGCTTTTGTTTTAGCTTCTCTTTCTTCTTGTGTTTGGCTTTGTGTAATCCAAATATTATTACCGTATTGTGATTTGTCTTGTATCATCATAGTAATGTTTAAATATTGACTACCATCTTTACCTTTCA